TGACAAAGGTAAGACCAAAGCAAAGCTTACTAAGAATACAACAGATAACAGCCGCGGCCAGGACATTGATGGGCCTACTCCAGCAAACATGCTGCTCTTTGGTACACCAAGCAAATTGCTGGATGGCGGTAACACTGAAGACATGTTTTTTGAGTTCTTGCAAACAGGCTACAGCCGACGTTTTCTTTTTGCGTGGGGCGTGCATGAGCGCAGTTCCAATAAAATGACTGCTGAAGAAATCTACAAAGACTTGATTGATTCGCACTCTTCTTCGATGGTTGACGTCATCAGTAAGTCATTCACGCAACTTGCTGATCCTATGAACCATATGTGGACAATGTCACTGCCAGACAATGTAGCCATTGAATTGGTCGAGTATCGCATTCTTTGTGAGAATGAAGCAGACAGGCTTCCTGATCATTGTGAGATGGAAAAAACTGAACTGAACCACCGTTATTTTAAAGCTTTGAAGCTTGCTGGTGTATTTGGATTTATTGACCAGGCTCCTGAGGTTTCGATGGATAATCTTTATCATGCCATCAACCTGGTTGAATCTTCTGGAGCAGACTTCAAGACACTACTCAGCAGAGAAAAAGCTTACGTAAAGCTGGCAAAGTACATTGCTGCGCACGATCAAGAGCTCACACATGCTGACCTGACGGAAGCGTTGCCTTATTACAAAACAGGTAACGCTGCCCGTCAGGAAATCATGACCCTTGCAACCGCATGGGGCTATAAAAACAACATCATGATCAAGAAGGCTTTTACAGAAGGAATTGAATTCTTTTCTGGCGAAGCCCTGAATGAAACTGATCTCGACAAGATGATGTTTTCTTATTCAGAAGATTACGCATCTGACTATGAACCTGAAATACAACCTTTTGAAAATCTTCACTTGATGACTCAAGCTGAAGGTTACCATTGGTGCAACCATCGTTTTGTGGGGAACCACAGAAGAGGTGACAACGTTATCGAAGGCTTCAATATGATTGTGTTGGATGTCGACGGTAAGTCTTCTCGTGACCTGGTTCATGAAATGCTGCGTGATTATACATTCATGACGTACACAACTAAGCGTCATAGAGAAGACGGCACAGGCCCTGATCGTTTTAGAGTCGTTATGCCACTGAAATATGAGCTCCATCTCAACAAAGATGACTACACACAGTTCATGAATAACATCATGGAGTGGTTGCCTTTTGAGATAGATGAAGGGGCAAACCAACGTGAGCGTAAATGGCTTACCAATCACCTAGGCCAACATCACTACAATATCCAAGGTACACTTCTGGATCCAATCAGATTCATTCCTAAGACTTCACGAAATGAGCATCATAAATCTCAGATGACTGAGCTCAAAGACCTGAATAGCCTAGAACGTTGGTTTGCTGAACGTATGGTTATGGGTAATCGAAACAACCAAATGATTAAATACGCTTTGGCTCTGTTCGATGCAAAGATGCTTTATCCAGAAATTGAATCTCGCGTTATCGAGTTCAATAAGAAGATTGATAATCCTCTCTCGGACAATGAGCTTCAACATACAATCTTAAGAACAGTTGCACGTAAGACAGCTAAAACTGAACCATGAGGACATCTGACTATGAGTCATAATCAACTTATATTAATTGGAGGTGAGTCTGCTACAGGCAAATCTGCAAGTCTAAAAGACATACCCAACCAAGATCGCTGGGTTTATCTAAACACAGAATCAGGTAAAGCACTGCCATTTAAAAATAACTTTGTGCCTGGGATCGTCACAGATCCTTATCAGGTCAATGAAGCATTTGATCTGGTGACAGGTAATCCTGACTATGATGGAATCATCATCGACTCTCTTACGTTTCTTATGGACATGTATGAGAGCCAGTTGGTCATTCCAGCAAAGGACGGCCGGCAAGCATGGCAAGAGTATGCTCAATACTTCAAGATCCTCATGCAGCAGCTTGTAGCGTCTACAGACAAGCATGTAATCATGTTGGCTCATACTTTAAGTATACAAAACGCACATCTTGTCGATCGAGTCTCTGTTCCCATCAAAGGCTCATTGAAAAACAATGGGATTGAGTCCTATTTTTCAACAGTAGTTGCTACCAAGCGTATGTCGCTAGATGACCTTAAACCTTACAGCTCGAGCTTGTTGAATATCACACCTGACGACCAACTTCTTGGGTTCAAATATATTTTCCAAACACGTTTGACTAAGAATACCATTGGTGAAAGAATCCGTGGCCCAATGGGTCTCTTTACTGAGCAAGAGACTTTCATGGATAACAATGTGGCTCTGCTGCTGAACCATATGATTAAGTTTTATACTTAAAGCTAGCAGCTTTTTTGGTGGCTTTAAGTCACAAATGAAACTCCAATAAACAGGAAATACTTCTATGGATATGTTCAAGAATATTGATATCTCAGGTGCTGAAGAGCAAGTCGACTATCTAGGTGGTGGTAGCTTCACAGTTGAATCAGGTTTGTATGACGGTGTCATCAAGCTTGCTTATGTCACTCCGTCTGCCAAATCCCAGGCAAAGTGTGTGGTAACAGTCATTGCGTATGGTGATAAAGAGATCACCGATCGCACATGGATCTTTAATCGTAATGGCGATGCCACATACGAAAAAGATGGCAAAACACGTATGCTGCCAGGCTTTGAAACAATCAACGATCTTTGTCTAGTATCGACAGGATTTCCGCTTGCGGAACAAACTGTTGAAGAAAAAGTGATTAAAGTCTGGGACTCTCAGTCCAAGTCTGAGGTCAACAAAAACATGCCAGTGATTACTTCACTCCTTGGTAAAAAAGTCTCCGCAGCTATTCTTAAAGTTACCGAAAATAAACAAGAAAAAGTTGGTGATTCTTATGTTGATACGAATGAGTCTCGTGATGTAAACGAGACCGATAAGTATTTTCATACTGAAACCAAGAAGACATATCTGGAACTCAAAAAAGATGCAGATATTGCAGAAGCGGATCTCTTCTACACAAAGTGGGGGGATAAGAACTCTGGCCAGACACGTAATAAGTTCAAAGAAGTGACTGGTTCAAGTGGCGCTCCTAAGAGCGGTACTGGTTCACCTAAAGCTACAAAGTCACTTTTCGGCTAGTAGACTTTAGTACTGAAGAACACTAAGCCTCTTTGCTGTAACCCAGCAAAGAGGTTTTTTATGGCCTTTATAGATAGACCAGTACCTCCCGAACTCAAACTCATTCTTCCTCTCTACATAGGCGGTAAGACACGTCTCAAAAAAGATGGGACCTATACCAAAGCAACAAAGAAGCATTGGCTTAATCTGAATAATTACCGAAATTGGCACTATCAAACTGCCAATACAACTAAGGTGAAATTCAAAGAAGAGATTGAAGACCAAGTTTTAGCTCTTCCCAATGTAACTGAGCTATGGGGTAAGGTATCTCTTCATTACTTACTGTATCCACAAAATAATATTAAACGTGATCTAATGAATGTAGTCAGCATTATAGATAAATATTTTGTCGATACTCTTGTTGAAATGGGAAAGTTAGAGGATGATAATTGTCATTTCGTGCCTGGATTCTCTTGCGAAGTGAGATCCATTGACAAAAAGAATCCGAGAATGGAAGTGGGTATCCGCCCATTTATCAGCAACTCAGGAGCCATGTATGGCTGAAATATCAATCTACTCCCCGAGGAAAGTTACTTCTCAAAATGAGAAAAATCTCCCAAGTACGCATAACCCAGAACAAAGGAAAAGTTACGTGCAAGTATTCCTAGAAGAAAACGAAATCGTTGAAGCTATCCGAAACTATATTCGGGCAGTGGTTCCAGTAAGCGACGCTGATGAGCTCCCAGTAGTCCTCACAGCCGGCCGCGGTGAGAATGGCCATACTGCTGCCATTACGATTGAACCTGTTCCAGTGACTGTTCAGTCCGTTTCAAAGCCAATTAACAGCATGACTACTTTTGAAGAAGTAAGCGATGGCGCTGTTAAGAGAAACGTGGAAAACGACGTTACAAGCTATCAACTTCCAGAACCATCTGTTCTCCTTGATGCAAAAATCACAGAAGAAGCTCTTCCAGAAAAAGCAATTAATGCAACAGAAGAACCAAAGAAGAGTTCTTTGTTTAAAGCAGCCGCACCTGTTGAAGCTGCAAGTGAAGAACCAGTTGCTGAAATATGCGTTGCTGTAGAGGCTGAAGTAGAAGCCCCTGCTGAAAAGCCAAAAGCAAAAAGCATCTTTGACAACCTGAACTAAGATTGGGTATCCTAAGCTCTCAATTAGGGTATCCAGGGGAGGTTGTGGTGGTCCCTACAGCCATACCTCCCCATCTTACCTAAACAGTAAGTCGCTCATTTTGGGCGGCTTTTTATTTATGTAGGAGAAAAGAATGACAAATCTTAAAGCAAATGATGTTGTTGTAATGAAATCAGGTTCACCAATGATGGTTCTGATTGAGGTTTCTAAGGGTCCTCAGAAAAGAGCCAGGTGTGCTTACTGGTCTAAGACGGAAAACAAACCAATTGAAGAAACGATTTATATGAGTGCGCTAGAAACTCCAGAGGCGTGCCTTGATCGTCAGACAAAGCTAAAAAACTATATGTCTGAAGACGAGATCTCAACACAAAAATCACTTTTTATGGAGTTTTCAACAGAAGCAGAAATGCAATCTTTTGTTAACAAAATGTTTAACGGGCCTTCTGATGAAGAAGAATCAGATCCATTTAACTAGGTGACGTATGATTAAATTCACAAAGCCTATGCAGCCTTGTAATGCAGACTTAGAAAAGATCACATTTCCTTGTCTGGCTCAGAAAAAGATCGATGGAATGAAGATGATTATCCGCAGCGATAATCAAGGTGGCATGGAGTTCCTTGGCCGATCGATGAAGCCAATAACTAACCAATGGATCATTGAAAAGTTTTCGGCAATTTTTGAAGATATTGCCGTCCTTTCCGGATGGGTCTTTGAGGGGGAGCTCCAGGCCGGTGACTCATTTGAAGGTTGCGATGGGCTTCTTTCTGCCAAGTATCGTGAATTTGATGATGTGATTTATCATATGTTTGATGAAATCTCAGATATGTCTTTGCCATATTCAGATCGATGGTCCGTTGTAGCTGCAACAGTAAACGCAATAGACCACCCTATGGTTATGGCTGTCCATGGTCTTCGTATTAAAGACATGGATGGTTTGATGCTTTTCCATGATATAAATGATCGTGATCCTGGACTGGATGGAACCATCGTAAGATGGGAAGATTCTATTTATAAGCCGGGTAAGCGCACTGAGAATGAAAAGTACGTTCTCAAGATCAAAGACTTCCAAGATATTGAGGTGGAAATTGTCGCTGTTAACGAACTGCTTCATAATCATAATGAGGGCTTCACAAATCCTCTTGGACGAACTGAGCGCTCCACTGCCCAAGACGGTAGAATTGCAGGAGGAACACTTGGTTCATTCGTATGCCGAATGCCTAGCGGAGCAATCTTCGCAGTAGGAAGCTTCCGCGGCATGTCTCGAGATACAGGGCAAAAGCTCTGGGATCGTCGGGAAGAGCTTTCTGGTAAGCTAATTAAAATTAAGTATATGAGGCTTTCTCAATATGGAGTGCCAATTCATCCTGTATATTTAGGTTTTCGAGATCCAATAGATCTCGATTAAAAACAGATTACTGTCCACTCAAGCTCTGTTCATTTAATTGGTAAGACCCTTGTAAAGTTAAACAAGGTAATATGGGTTCAAGTCCCATACAGAGTATCACTCAAAAAAGGAAAGTGAAATGACAAATACAGAAAATTCTTTACGCATAATTAAATACGCAGAAGGTGATTATGAATGCCACGAAGAAACAGCTACATTTGTTAACTACTGTTTTTTTGACGGTTATGCAATTGACAACAGGCATC